CCTTGAACGCTGGCGACGTGATCAGCATCGCGGGCGTGAACGAAGTCGACCCTGAGACGAAGGCGTCCCTCGGCCGCCCCAAGCAGTTCGTCGTGACCGCGACCATCAGCGATACCGCTGGTGCGATCTCGATCCCGATTGCCCCCGGCATCATCACCGGCGGCGCGTACCAGAACGTGGACAACGTCCCGGCAGCTGGCGCTCTAATCAGCGTCTTCGGCCAGAGTGGTGCCGCTGCAATCGCTGCCCTCAACGGTCAGCTGATCAAGCAGTCCCTCGGCTGGTACCGGGACGCGATTGTGTTTGCGAATCCCCCGATGCTCGACCTCAGCCCCCTCGTCAAGATGACGGCTGCGGAAGCGTTCGAAGGGTACAACATCCGCTTCGCGCAACAGTGGGATCCGTCTAACGACGTGCTCCCGGCTCGTCTCGACTCGATTGTCGGCGCCGTGCTCGCTTACCCCGAGCTGGCTGTGCGGAACATCGAAGTCGCGTCGGCTGCCTAATAACCCATAAGGAAAACGAAAATGGCTAACATTGGACTTGGATATGGGCACGGCGACGTTGTCGGCATCCCGTTTGACTTCTACGGTGGCGCGACCCTGGTGACAGGGTCGACTATCACGATGCAGACCGGTATGCTGGTATTGTTTCCTCCCGGCGCAATCGCATTGACGATCAACCTCCCGCTCAACCCTGTCGATGGGGCGATTGCTGAAATCAGCAACGTTGGAGCGGCGGCTAGCGTCATTACCGTGACGGCGCTAAACGCCAACACGGGCGATTCGCTCATCAGCCTTGGCGTCGCCGGCTCTGGTCTTACGACCATCACCCCGGTTGCCGGCACCGCTGGCGGCAGTCAGTCGTACACTGTTCGTTACCGCTACTCGTTGAACGGCTTCCAGCCGGCCTCGGGAGCGGCTGTGAATCCGCGTACTTGGTTCCGCGTGCAGTAAAAAAGAAGAAAGCACCGCCGCCCTCACCCGGTAGGTGCACAGTGGTGAACGTCCGCCCTCATTAAGTAGACGTGACAGCTGGAGAGACAGCACTATTTTCAGAGAGGCGACAGTGGCTCAGACCAACCAGCAGATCATCACCGAAGCTTTCCAGAAGCTTGGCGTCGTACGCGAGGGCCGACAACCGTCAGCCACGCAGTCCGCCAACGGGATGACCATTCTCAACGACAACCTTCTAACGCAGATGCGCGACGGTTGGGGGAACATCGGCTGGTACCCGCAGACCATTGCGCAGTTGAACACCAACGCGCCTCTCAAAGACGAAGACATCGCCGACGTGAAGTGGATCCTCGCCGGCTGGCTCTCCGTGCACTACGGCGTGACGATCCCGCCGTCGCCGGACCCGCTTAACGGGTTCGACCTCGGCGCCCAGATCTATCAGGCGATGCGCCGGCTCACGAAGCGGTACCTGAAGTACACTGAGTGCGATCTCGGCGAACTTTCACGCCCGCAATCTGGACCGTGGGGTGGACCTTCATGGCTGTGATATACTGGCGGTATGGGTGACGGTCGCGGACGGACAGTAGAAGGAAATAAAGCCGCAGCAAATGCCAGAGCTAGCGGAGCGAAGCGTTATTTTACAGGATTACCGTGCAAGTACGGCCATGTGGCGGAGCGACTCGCGGTCAACAGTCTTTGCGTAGACTGCATGGAGATGCGCCGTAAAGCGAACATGCACTGGTTTCGTGAACATGACAAGAAACGTCAACAGACTCCAGAGCGCCATGCCGAGAAAGCGGCCAATGAGCGCAAAAACCGAAAAAAGCCGCACCGACAGGCGGCTCGCGCTGCCGAGCGGATGGCTCGCATAGCTGCACAATTGGAGCGTACCCCGCCGTGGGCGGATCTTATGACGATAAGGCAGATTTACGATACGTCTCACTGGATTACTAAAGTGACCGGGCTAGAGCATCACGTAGATCACATTATCCCGATGCGAGGCAAACTCGTGAGCGGGCTGCATATAGCGGAGAATCTTAGAGTGTTACCAGGTCCCGAAAACCTCGCTAAAGGCTCTAAGTTTATGAGCTGATGGGACAGGCGCAGCCGGCTGTCATACCGCTTCCTCTTGCTTCGTATCAGCTGGCCGACCTTCGCGCCGGCTCGAAGCGGTTGATCGGGTGCTACCCTGAGCCAGCACAGCAGACGCAGCCGAATGACGAAGAGGATCAACAGCCCGCGAGCCTACGCCGCTGGCCCGGCCTCTCGGCGTTCACGCCTAGCGGCCTGACGAACCCGCTGCGCGGTATTTGGGAAATGGCGGGCGTCGTGTACGCCGTCATCGGTTTCGACCTTTACACGATATCGAGCGCGGGCGCGATCACGTTGGTGCCGGGCTCAACGAGCGGCATCATCGGCAGCGGCTTCGTGCGCATGACCGACAACGGCGCCTGCCTAGTGGTGCTGGTGCCGGGCACCGATGTCTGCTACACCTACACGCCGTTCAGCGGCGGTGGCGGCGTACAGCAGCTCACGAACTCGTTCTTTCTTACATTGGGCGGCGCGCTCGATTGCTGGTTTGTCGACAGCTACATCGTGTTCCTGGCGAACAACAATAACGGTCAGGGCTCGTACACATTCTTCAACGACGACGGTCGGCAGGTGTCTGGCAACGCGCAGATCACCTTCACCACCGCGGCGTCGTTCAATCGGCAGTTTGGCACCGATCCATTCTACGCTCTCTGCGTCGACCACCGAGAAATTCTCGCGTTCGGGTCGCGCTCGTCGGAAGGTTTCGTGAACACCGGCAACCCGACCGGCACACCGTTCAGCGCGGCGGCCGACACGTACATGACGTACGGCGTGCACCCGCTATGCCCCTACAGCGTCGCGCTGCAGGATAACTCGGTGATGTGGGTCTGCAACGACCTCACGGTGCGCCGCCGGAACGGCCAGACACCGACGCGCATCTCGACGGCTGGCATCGAAGCGGTGCTCTCGAACGCGGCGAAGAACAATTTACTCACCGGCATGTACGCGCTGACTTCGCCTGCCGGCGGACCGACGTGGAACGGCCATCCGTTCTATATTTTGACGATCCCGCTCGCGGAGCGCACGCTAGTCTATGACTGCGTGACGCAGCAGTGGTTCGATCTCGTGTCGGTGCTAAACGGGCAAGAGGTGCAGTACCGCGGCCTAAGCTACTTCAATGGCTTCGGCAAGCAGTTGATCGGCGACTCTGAGAGCGGCACCATCGGCTACCTGGACGACACCGTCCAAACAGAGTTTGGCAACCCGAACGCGCCGGTCGTGTGCGCCTTCACGACGCAGCCGCTGTACAATCAGAACAACCGCCAGATCGTGCGGCGCGTTGAGGCGGTGGTAACGGCCGGTCAAGGACCGACACCAGGCGTTGCGCCGCGCATCAGCCTACTGCTCTCGGACAATTGGGGCGAGACATTCGATGTGTCGGGAGATGATTCGCAGACGCTCGGCGTGCCGGGCGACACTTCGAACCGCGCAGTGTGGTGGAACATCGGCCAGTATTACAGCCTGGTGATGCAGTTTCGCGTAACGGACGCATCACCCACCTTCACGGTCGACGTGACCGCGATGGTTGAACCCTGCAAGTGGTAACATGGCGATAGTGCTCAAGTCGAAGCCTGGTCTGTCGAGCACGACCGTGCTGAACATCCCGAAGGACTGGGATCCTACCTGGTTCCGCAACTTCATCAGCAACCAGCTGAAGGGTGCGGACGTCCGTAACGCGATCGGCGCGAACGGGATCACGGTATCGGGAACGATCGCGAGCCCATACGCCACGATATCGCTCGGGCCCGGCCCGGTCGTCCTACAGCCCGCTGCCAGCCCGACCTCGCCAACGCTGACCGTCGTGACCACGTCGAACACGCAGCCAGCTATACAGATCAACGAGTCCCAGACCAACACGCAAGGCGGGCTGATATTCTACGACACAAACCTATCCGCCATTGTGGCCGGGATAGGTATAGGTGCGGCGGTTACTGGGCAGGGCGTTACAGACCTTGCACTGTTCTCCAGCACCAACATAGTCCTGGGACCCGGCGGAGGCAACGTCATATACCTCCGGTGCGCGGCGGCCGGGACGGCGATAACCAGCGCATCTGGTACGACAGCCCTGCAAGTTAATGCTAATGCTAGCGGGGCAGCTTCCTCGGCCGCGACCTTCACCAACGGCGCGGGCTCCACGACCTGGACGGCTTCGATCCTGAACCCGAGCGCCGCCTCTGGCGCGAACTCCGGTCTGCTGATCGAGGCGGGAAGGAGCGGCACCGACTACCCGCTCTATATCACGAACTACAATGGTGGCACGCTCTTGATGTACGTGAACGGCCTTGGCGGGGTAGGTATCGGAGTAGCGACGGGGCTTGCAGCTGGAACGCTCAGCGTCGCGAACAATATCATAGCTGGCAGCTACTTTCAGACCGGGCAGGGTGCGTACCTGATGGCGAGTAGCGTAGCATTCACCGCGGGTGCTACAGGGAACGCCCCGACGCTCACCGCCGGCCCGGTGACAGGCAACCCAACGAAGTGGATTGCTATTGACGACAACGGCACAGTTCGACACATACCCGCGTGGTAACGACGATGATTCAACAGAGAGGTGAGCAATGACGAACCAGACAGACACAGGGCAAGAGCTTGCGGCGCACATCGCGTCCGCGCTGAAGGATCACCCGAACGCCGAAGTGCGCGTGAATCCGACGATTCAGGTGCCAATCCCCGAGCACATTGCGCGGAACCTATTAGAGTTTCTCCGACGCGTACAATCGACCGGCATGGAAGCCATTGCCTGGGTAGAAGCCTTTCAGTTCGTGCAGCAGCACGTCCCGCAGCCGCAAGCGCAGCCGGGCGT